AGGTGCCCTCGGCGATCAAACAGGTCATGAGTACAGCCTGGAACGGTACCGGCAGCAATACTTCCTCCATGTGGAAGCAGATGCAGCAGACGGTCAATTCCACCTGCACGGCCATGCGCTCCACGGTCACGACGGCAACGGGTGTCATCAAAAACACGGTGGCCAACGCCTGGACCGCTGTGAACAGTAACACCACGACCAGCTGGAACAGTATCAAGACGACCATTACCTCGGCGCTTACCAGCATCCGCACATCGGTGGATACGGCCATGGGCGTGATCAAAAACACCATTGCCAATACCTGGACGGCGGTGGTTTCCAATACCACGACTTCGTGGAATACGATCAAGACCACGATCACGACGACGCTGGAAACCATGAAAACCTCGGTTACCAATGCCATGGCAGCCATCAAAAAGACCTTTTCCGATGCCTTCACGGATATCGCCAATACGGTCAAAACGAAGATGGGCGAAGCCAATACCAATATGACCTCTGCCCTGAATACGATGAAAACCAATGTATCTACAGCCTGTTCTGCGATTAAGACCAGTGTGGGCAGTTACCTCAACATGAGCAGCGACGCATATGTCTGGGGACGCGATATTTGTATTTCCATGGCAAACGGCATCAACGATAATGCCTGGCGCGTAACCAATGCTGCCCGCAGCCTGGCGAACAGCGTGGACGACATCCTGGGATTCTCGGTCCCGGAGGAAGGTCCCCTTTCCCATGCAGATGAGTATATGCCGGACTTCATGGAACTGCTGGCCAATGGCATCAAAGACAGCAAGCGCGTGCTGCTGAACACGATCCAGGATCTGGCCGGTACGGTGGGTACGGCGTTTACAAGCCTATCCCTTCCTGAGATCAGCGGTCCTCAGATGGCTCTGGCCGGTGGAGGAGCTGCTGGAGGAGTGACCAACAACCGCACTGTCAATCTGGGTGGACTATCGGTTGTGGTCAATGGCTATGAGGCCAAGGATGACAACGATCTGGCGGATACCATCGTCCATCGGATCAATGACATGCTCAATGAGGATGACTCGGTGTGGGGCAAGTAACCCTACGCCGGGTTTCCTCTTTTACATAAAAGCGCAAGCCTCCAAACGGAGTGAAAAGGCGCAGAAAGGAGAACACCTATGCAGAGAATGCCAGCCCTGAGCGAAACGGATATGTCGCTCTTTGAACTGAAAACCAGATATGTCCGCAACTACCTGACCTTCGCAGGGAAGAACAGCAAGGACTTTCTTTTATATATTTCCGGCCCTGGTGTGTATGACAGCCCAGCTGTTGATGTGGAGCTGCAGACAATCCCTGGGAAGAACGGCGATCTGATCCGGGACAATGCGAAGGCAGGAGAGCATCGGTATAAGAACCTGGACATCACCTACGAAGCATTCTTCTTCGATGGACTCGCGCCTCGAACGGCATCGGTTAAAAGCTGGCTGCTCTCGCCTGCAGGATATCAGGTTCTACACGATACCTACGATCCGGATTTCTTCCGCATGGGCATCTGCAAGGAGGCCATTTCCTTCGAGCCGAAGCGAGGAAAAGGCGCAACGATGAAGCTGGTGTTCCATTGCCAGCCGCAGCGGTGGAGTGTGGACGGGCAGCGGAAGCTGATCCTTACGAAAGAAACCACGCTCCGTAATCCCTACGAGTTTCATGCAAAGCCCATTATCCGTGTCTATGGCAGCGGAGCAGGCAATGTGTATATCGGAGACCAGGTGATCCAGATCCTCCAGAACGACGGGTACATCGATTTGAACTGTGAGACCCACAATGCTTACACTGCATCCGGCTTTTGCAATGGTTATGTGAAGAGCGAGGACTTCCCGGATCTGAAGCCGGGCAAGAATCACATCGCCTGGAACGGGGCCATCGACCATGTGGAAATCACGCCAAGGTGGTGGACGCTATGATTCCTTGCCTTTATACGGAAACTGAAACGGTCTTCACGACCAACGGCATCGGAAAGCTCTGCGACGCTCTGTCCTGCCTGGTGACGGAAAAGCGGAACGGAGCCTATGAGCTGAAGATGGAGTATCCGTCTTTCGGCATCCATGCGGAGGATGTGATCGAGGGCAACATCATCCTCGCAAAGCCCTCCGAGAGGGCGACCGCGCAGCCGTTCCGGATCTATAAGATCACAACTCCGTTGACAGGACTGCTGGAGGTGCAGGCGCGGCACATCCAGTATCAGGAGAACTTCATCACGGTTTCTCCGTTCTCTGCCCAGGGAAGTCAGGCTGCAATGGCTGCGATCAAAAGCCATGTGACCACGGACTGCCCCTTTGATTTCTGGACTGACATTGATAGCTCTGCTGCTTTCACGATCACCAGTCCGGCGACGGTGCGCGGATGCCTCGGCGGGATGGATGGTTCCATGCTGGACACCTACGGCGGAGAGTATGAGTGGGATATGTACACGGCGCTCCTGCATGGGCACAGGGGCGCGGACCATGGCGTCAAGATTGTGTACGGTAAGAATCTGATCGATTTCAAGATGGAACGATCCATTGAGAATATGATCACAGGCGTTCATCCTTACTGGAAGCACAGCGAGGATGGAACACTCATGGAACTGCCGGAAAAGGTTGTCACCATCGAGCATGACGGGCCGTATGAGAAGATCTCCGTCCTGGATTGCACCAGTCAGTTTGAGGAGAAGCCGACAGAGGCACAGCTGAGAAACTATGTCAAGAAGTACCTGAAAAACACATCGCTCACGGAGCCGGACATCGATATCAAGATCGACTTCTTCCAGCTCTGGCAGACGCCGGGGTATCAGGATATTGCCGAGGCGGAGAGGGTGAGCCTCTGCGATACCGTCCATGTGTATATCTCTAAGCTCGGCATCGAGGTCAGCTGCAAGGTCACCGAGACGGAATACGATGTGCTTCTGGAACGGTATAAAAGCATTACGCTCTCCAATGCTGCCGTGTACAGCCGGAACAGCTCGCTTTCAGGTTCCCTTGGCAGCCTTCGGGATGAAGCGCAGCTGGCAACGGAAGCAGTGAACCGTGTGGAGACACAGGTGACGGACATCCGCACCTTGACCGTCCAGCAGGAGTATTTCAACAATCTGGCTTCCGGGCTCTTCGGCCTTCACTATTCCTCCGGTGTGGAGGAGGATGGCTCCACCATCCGCTATGCCCATACAAGCGAAAAGATCGAAGACAGCGCCTATGCCTGGAAGAGCGGCATCAGGGGCTTTTTCATTTCTACGGATGGCGGGCAGACATGGCGGCTTGGCTGGGATACGGCGGATAAGGTCGTGAAGACAGCCGTCGAGGCTGTGGGTGTGAATGCCAGCTTCCTTGGCTCCGGTACACTTCGCACAGCCCTGGTGAAGATCCTCGGAACGGACAACTTCTACTGGGAGAACGATGCCATCATCATGGTGGACGGAGCCAAGCAAATCAAGATCGGCCAGTACCGCAACGGCGACTACGGCATCGCGGTCAGCACAGACGGCGGCGTCACCTGGCAGACGGCTATCGATTTTGATGGTTTGCATGGTGGCGGCGGGGAAACGATCATCTATCAGGACACCATCACCAAGGCGGAACTGGCTCCGCTGAACCCCTCTGTAAACGACCTTTGGGTTGATACCATCGAGAACAGGCTGAAGCTGTGGAACGGAACAGAGTGGGTGAACATCGGCTATGAACCGGCAACGCCTCCTGACCCTGATGAAGGAGGTAGTGAAGGTGGAGGCGATGACCCCACCGATCCGGAAAACCCTGGTACCGATGATCCAACAGACCCGGAGAACCCCAGTGATGATGGCGGCGGAGAAAACGAGGGTGGCAATGATGGCGGCAGCGGGGATAACCCTGGAACAGATGAAGAAAACCCTGGAGGTGAAACTCCGGAGGAAGGAGGCAGCTAATTGGCAGATATCATTCAGATCGGTTCGGTATCCATCTATCAGGATATTGAACTATCGCTGACGGAGCACCTGGTGCCTCCTGTTGTTCACGTGAAGCAGTTCGACCACAAGAGCCGGAAGGTTCGGTGTACCCTCTACGTCAATGCCGTGGAATATACGATTCCGCAGGATGCGATTCTCGCTTACTCCGGTACAAGACCGGATGGACGGCTATTCCAATACAGCACAGAAGCCCTATCCAACGACAAGGTGGCGCTGGTGAACAACCGGCTGGTCATTACCATTACGGATTTCATGACAGAAGTGAGCGGCCGGTATCCCGTAGATCTGGTCATGCTGGACGCAGACGGGGATATTCTCGGCTCCTTTAGCTTCACTCTCTATGTGGAGAGGGCGGCCGTGAAGAACCGGAAGATCCTGACGGCGACCTATGCATCCGTTGCGGAGGCGGTACGAAATGGTGTATTCGAGTGCTTTACCACGGAGGATGGCTATTTTGGCATCAACTCGGATGACGGGCTAAACCTTGGAGAGGGGTCCTTCTCCGATGTAGTGGACCGCATCAATACGGAACTGGTGGAGACCAGCATCAACGATGATGGCTACCTGGTATTTGAGACAGATGAACGGCTGGGGCTTGCCTTTGGAATGGACGATGAAGGCAACCTGATCGTGGATTACAGGGAGGAAACGTAAATGGCAAGATATGTAGGAAAGCGGATTGTTCCGAAGCACTGCGGCTACTGGGACAATACCAAGCCCTATGAGATGGAGAATATCGTCTACGACAGGACGAGTGGCAACAGCTATATT